CCTTTCGTTTGTATATACTTTTCGCATCTTGCAAAACAACTATCAGTTGTTTTGATTATATTTTTTTTTAGACGTATGTGCTCTTCCTTGTTTTTCACAAGATATTCAAATAATTCTTTTTTCGTAGCGAATCCTTCAAACATCTTTATTAACTATTAATTTCTTCAATAATTGATTCTTCTTCATTTTTATTTCCTCCTCCAGCTCCTTGCGCTGTTGATGGGTCGGGGGGCGGTGCTGATTCATATTTTGGATAATTTAATGATTCCTGCCAAAATTCTTTGCTAATAATACCTGCATCGTATGCTATTTTAAAATTTTCATTTCTTATTTTTTCGACTTCAGCCATCAGTTTATTATCTTCTTGCAGACATTCGACATCGCCCCAACACGGTTTAATGATTTCCCCCTTCTCCTCTAATTTAAAATAACTCGATAGCTCACTATACACTAGCTCAACTATTGGCATAATGCAATTAGTGTACATTCTTCTTTCATTGATTATCTGATTATTATAAGTACTAGAGCTATCTGAGGAAAATAATGAGTCAGGTATATTGCCAATACATCTGCAAATAGTTTTTACCAAATCAGCCTTTAACTCAATAGGCATAAAATCAGAAATTGGCACATCTATTCTCATATATGACAAGTCTGCATCTACAATTGCAATTGGTGTTTTTGCACCGGTTATCCCGTAATTTTTAGTGAATTTTCTTTCTATATTTCTTTTATCTTCAGATGTCAATGTACGACTTACAGAGTTTGGCTTGTCATTTTTCTTAATAATTCCCATCGCCCCCCTATTTTCGAGAGTGTTATTTATCGCATCGTATAAATACATTAGAGTATTACTACTTTTTATTGCAGCTCTAAGTCTTGAAAATCCTAGATAATATTCTGAACCTTCCTGAGATATGTTGCAATCTTTAATATGCAACATCGTTTCTTTTTCGATTTTCTTATAACTGTGAGATAGGAAGTAATTATAATGTAGGATAGGATTCAATCGTGGATCAGTATCAAAATATGGAGTGCCCTTGTCGTCTATTGATTTAACAGGTATCGGGAAAGTGTCGTACGACGGTAATATATATATTTTAGAAGGAAAAGAAAACCCTATTGGCCTTATAAAATTTAGATAGACATTTCCATATACAAAAAATGAGCTGAATAAATCAATTAAAAATGACTCTCCGGATTTGTACTCATTTGGCCTCTTTAAAAGAGCTAATATTTCTGAGTTTTTAACCTCTTTTTCGGTGCCATTAACAAGTTTTTTATAATGCTTAATTGTCACATTTGAGCAAACTTGAGCTACATATGTTATAATTGCGTATAGTTCAGGTGTGTTCTTGTAAAGATTCAACAACCCTTTGTCAGATATATAACTGCTTGTTAGCGGTGCTGGGGGGTAAATATCTTCTTTATCCTCATCAAAAAAATTAACAGCTATTTCTTTGCTTTCTTTTTGTTTTTTAATATTACTTAAAAATGAGAACACACCCATGTATTTTTTTTAACAAAGGTATAATCTTTTTTGATTAATTTTTAATAATTTTTTACGATTAATATATAATCAATAATTGAACATAAGAATCGCCAGCATCCGGTATGCTATAGCGTCTGAAATGTCAGGGCTATGACCTATCATTGCCTTAATTTTAGGCTTTGGAAGTATTGCAAGTTTTTCTACGATGTCTGGATTCATCTTTACTACTTGAAGTTCTGCTATAATTCTACTTTTTATTTCAAAGCTAACAGGAGCGTCAATATATATTTTATTTTCATTTATAAAATCAGCAAGCATATAATATAATTGCGATTTTAAATTATAAAATTCTGGCGTGGTAGGCTTAACTCCGTTATTGATACCGATTGAGGATGGGATAAATTCGCGCAAATAAGCTCCTATCCCGTCCGCGTCATAAAGAATTTGCGACTGCGGCACGGAGTGTTTTTTTGCACTATCTAATATTGTATCACATAGAGTTTTAGCTCCTATTTTATTTATTACAACAACGTCAATAATTACGAGGCTGTCCCACACTATTAATACAAAGGAGTCATTTGATAACGCAATATCACATGTTATAAACCGCTTGCCTGTTTTTTTTACAAAGTTATTAGTGAATATGTCATTTATCTTTTCAAATCGTATTAAAGCGTAGTCATCGTCGTCATATTCCCATTCCCCAAATCGCAATCTTAATAAATCACGCTTATTATTTATGTTATTCAATATATCTTCCGATCCGGCAGCCCTAAAAGTGTTGTCAGTGACTAATGATTTTATAAACGTCTTATTAGGCTCGATATTACCCGATTTATCTTTGTCGTAGAACTCACGCTTCATCCAACCTTTTTTCGGATTGCATGTTATAAGTAAGAATTTAGGAATATTGTATTTATCATTATTTTGCCGTCCGATGCTTAATTTTAAATTTTCATATGCTAACTCATGATGTTCTCCTCCTTCCTCTATCCACCCCCCGGTCATCTCCATCGACCCAAACCTCTCATACATAGGATCCGACGGTTGAAAGGCTGTATCTATGAGGTGAATTCTTGATCTATTCCTAAAATGAAAAGTGTTAGTTTGCCCGTTGTACTTACAAAATTTATTAATATCGTAATTGTTTTCCTTAAAAAATTTATTGATAGTCGGAATGGTATAGTCAATCAAATCTTTTCTTGTATGTCTAGCAATAAAAAATGACAGGTCTGAAAACCTGTCATCACATGCAAGCATATTTAGAGCTATTGATCCCAAAAATGACTTCCCACCGTTTTTAGCCCCTCCAAACAAAACCTCATTTATCTGGTTATTTATATTTTTTTTAAACAGTGATTGAATTGCCCGGAGCTGGACAGGACTTATATTATACTTTAGAACTTCCATCGAATACAGTAAATGACACTCCTCCAAAATGCTGAACTATCTCTTTATCGTCAGTTGTAGAATCTACTCTATCCTTCCACTTATAATTTGACTTTAAATTTATTATTCCGGTGCCCTCTTTAATGATACCTTTTTTCGTGTTTGAAAAACAATTTCGCTCGATATTCGTATGCAATTGTCTATCAAGCCTTTCCAACACTTTGTAAGTATCTTTTAAATATATGAAAAGTTCTCTATATACTTTTAATTCAGCAGCTATTTCCCCGATGAAATCAAATTTATATCCCTCTTTTTTCCCATTAACTCCAAAGTCGAAAATCTCTTTTTGATTAGAAAGTTCAATTGCTTTTTTAAATATTGAAATGGATTTTTTAAGATTCCATTTTTTTGCATTTATATTACTTACTGGAGCTGCCATTTTTTTTAATGCAAATATACACTTTATTGCTGTTATCGTACTAAAATTACACTAATAACTATAATAGTTGCTGTTATTTAGTAGTTAGCGGTAATTAAATAGGCTCACGTTTGCAAGTGTCTAAGTCTATATATTCCGATAATTTCATATCGTTGTTATTAGCCCATTGTTCGTTCCAGTGTGTACCCATATTGTTTATAACAAAAAATTTATTTCCTTTCGAATCTTCTGTTATCAATATTCGTTTTGGCGCAAATAATTCTATTTCTGAATTTTCGGCAAATCCCATTGAACCTACAATCATATTATCATCGCACGTTTCCAATAGTTGTTTTAATTTTTTGACCGATATAAACATAAATCATATACCGCTAACACATAATATAAAATAGCTGGGTGTTAGTGGGTTTATTAGCCAGCTTGCTACTTATTTAATTGTGGCGTGGAATAAGTCAGTAGCTCCAAATCCCAGCCATTTCATATTATAACCGTTATGCCCCATTTAAGAGCGACCCGAAAATGTGAGCGATTACATTAACAGTCCAGCCGTTTCCGAGCATTTTTTTAGCTTGATTTTCTGAAACAATATCAGTAAAGTAATTTTCAGGAACCGTTTGCAACCTACAATACTCTTTCAATGTATAGTATCTAAATGGTAGGTTGTTTTTAAAAGCGTCTTTGTGCCTACCTATTGGCATTGTCGTTAAAACATTATCCTTTTCAACTGTTGTTAGGCAATTGCTTTTATTTGTGTTTGTTGCTCTTACTTCTAAACATTGTGTAATCGGAACATCTTTGTTGTAATCATCTCTTACACCTCGTTCATTCAATCTTCTACCTAATATAGTGGCTTTGTTTAATCTTCTACCTCTTATTGCACTTGGGTTTATTAGCTCGTCAGTTTCCAATATATCAATAAGGTTTATTCCTTTATCGGTTGGTTGTTTTATTTCAAAATTTGCCCAATATAAGCGTTCTCTATTTTGGGCTGAAACTAAACTACTATTTATTTTAATTGGTTGCACTCCTAAATGCTCGGTAATTACTTGTTCAAATTCCTTTTTCATTACCACATTTTCCAACAACCAGTATTTAGGGTTTAATTCTTTAACCAATCTCACAAACTCAAAAAATAGCTTGCTTCTTGGGTCGTCAAAGTTTAATTGTTTACCACTAAAACTAAATCCTTGACATGGTGAACCGCCTATAAACAAGTCTATTTTTGGCAAGTTTTCAGTTTTTATATCTCTCACATCACCCAATTGAATTGTTTTAGGGTAATTAGTTTGTGTTACTTTAATAGCGTGTTTATCAATTTCAGAAGCAAAGTAATTATCGTATTCAATACCCACTCTATTAAGTGCTATTTGTCCACAACTCATTCCGTCAAAAAGCGATAAGACGGAAGAAAAACGGGGCATAACACGTGGTATAGTTAATTGCGGGTTTTGTAAGTCATTCATCATTTCTGCATTTTATTAAGTTTCTACTCGGTGGATAGGTTGTCGGTTCTAATCCCCAACTAACCATACCACCACCGTTACCAGCAACCCTAAAAGAGCTGCGTTGGTACATTTTTAAGTCTTAAAATTGATTTATCGAAATACTCTTTATTTAATTCCGAGCCGATAAATTTACGCCCTTCAATAATACAGGCTTCGGCTGT